ATTGAGAACTCAGTAAACTAATATCTTCATAAAAGAAAATACCCGCTTGTCTCCTATAGGTTTCAAAACTAATGGTATTTGATTTCAATTTTACTAAAGTAAAGCGAGTTTGACGTAAGAAAATTGGGGCGAATAATAAACTCAGGTGCAACGAGGGTCGTCGTCGCAGCTCGCAAATTTCATAGTGGACTGGCTCACGACCTAAAACGCGATCCGTAGAGAGCGTTTTGCTGAGTTAACGCGATCCGTAGAGAGCGTTTTGCTGAGTTAACGCGATCCGTAGAGAGCGTTTTGCTGAGTTAACGCGATCCGTAGAGAGCGTTTTGCTGAGTTAACGCGATCCGTAGAGAGCGTTTTGCTGAGTTAACGCGATCCGTAGAGAGCCATAACCTTACCCACAAGTTGATGTTCCCGAGCATTACCAGAGGCGAGAATGTGCAGTAAAAGCTTAACTGAATGTAAGAAAATGGAGGATTCTTGTTCGATTTCCTATAGAATACCGGAAAAACTGGAAATTCACTTTCCAAGCACCTCCGTTCTAACGTGTTGGATTAAAGAACCATTATCTACTAAAGTTCCTTTTCCGGTTCCCTTAATACCCACTGTCAGAGGACTATTTGCTGGTTGAATGTTGGAACTGATCCGATCTCGAATCGCACCTACGAACGCTTCTCCTAATGCCAGAGCATAAGAATGAGGTGTTGCCTTTCCAATAAGAACCATCTCAAGAATAGGAATCGTTTCATTTAGGATTCGATCAACCGTTGCTTGATCGTCGATGACATATCGAATAAAAGAACGTTCAGGAATAACTACTTCCTTAACCAGAAGGAAATATGGTTCAATATCTTTGCCATTGACTTTAGCAAGAATTGCTGATTCTCCTTTCTTTCCAGGGATAAATGTTAAATCAAAATCAGTTGCACGTTTTCCTTTAAGTTCCGGTTTAAGAGGTAAAGTTAGATATTTACCGTTTTTAGGAATTATGGTGGTACCAAATTCATTAGCATAACCAATATTTAAAATTTCAGAATCATAGTCTTCAAGAAGACCGACGTCAACAGAAATACCATCCAAGGCCCTCAAGCTCTTTGTCAGATTGTCAAATAGATTATCACCTGAAATCTCTATCATATCTTAATTATAAAGTTATTTTGAAAATTCCTTACACGATAAATTTCAAATTTTATACTGGAAGCCTTTTCGCAAGGTATTTAATGAAATTGAAATCTTTTCCATAATCTATAATTGGACCAATTTCATAAGAAACATCTAGATAGTTTATTTTATATTTGTTTTTGAATGTTGGAACTTTCGACATTTCTAATATTACTTTATCTTCTTGAGAGTATTCGCCTTGGGACGTATTTTTTCTATCAAGACCTCTAACTGGCAAAATAACTAATTTGATTGGAATTTCCGGGCCGTAGCTAAGGCCAAATTCACCTTTAACATACCCTTCAGTCGGAATTTGATACGTCGCTGGTTTGGACAAAAACTTAATTTGAGATCCTAAGTTTGAAATCATACGAGTCTATCGTCCATACCTATTAACTTTGAAAGTAAAACTTGATATTCTTGTAGATAAGAAGAGGAACTAATTGTATCGGAAGCGTCGGAATTCTTCTCAACGTTTGAATAAGAAATTGCAATTCCTTCCACTCTTAAAGATTCAATGGCTCCACCCGAATTATTTGGGTCGAGAGAGTTTTGAGCTCGATTGTATTTTTGTATTAAATAAAGTGCAAATAATCTTTGTAATTCATCGAAGTCCGAGTGGGATTCTTGAATTCCGTCTCTAATAACATTTCTTTTAGCCCGATTTAAAAACCAAATTAATTTCGGATCTTCAAATGTGTCTTCGGGCAATGAAAGTTTGAATTCGGATAAGGAAATTTCTGACATGAGATATAAAAAACCACCTACGGCTTTTCAGCTTTCGGTGGTAATTGCTTAGATCGTACCGTCTCCGATCTTGTTTCCACGATAAACAGCGGAAGGATGGTAGAGCATACATCCACCAGTTTTCATTCTGACAGGAATTTTTGCGTTACCATTTCCATCTTTTTGGGCATCTTCCGGAAACTGTTGTACGTCATAGAACATTCCTAACTGAACGACTTCGGGACGATTGTCCATAACGACAAAGCAATCGTGAGAGAAACCGGTATAGTCTTTCGAAAATTCCGGAAAGAAGAAAATATTTTCGAAGATACGATTGTCTTGAAGATATTTCAAAAGACTATAAGTAGGAGTTGTCGGTGAAAAAGGTTCTGTGAACTTTGAACTCAAAGAATCGGGAATTCCAAGAGTATTTGGAGTGAAGATCGGTTCTCCGTCAACTTTCACAGACTTAACTTTCGCGATGCCTTTGTTAATATCCTTTAATATTTCCATTGAATTTTTATTCTTCCAATACTTTTTTGCATCACCTGTTTCAGATGAAGATCCGTTTTCGGCATCTCCTTGATGAATTTTCATCGTTACCGATTTGCCATCC